TTTGTCTGATGGATAAAATTGTCTTAGCCAAGTTTTATCTATTGCATAAATATTTTGAACACCTTTTCTTTCAACCCATATATCTGCATGCGTATGCTGCCTTAAAACAACATAATCATTTTCTATAATTAGTTTTGGTCTTAATCCAAAGTTGATAGAATATTCATTAATAGGTTTTACTATATTTTTTTTATATTTACTTTTTAAAACTCCTTCAATATTTAACCATCGTGAGGGAACATTTGAAGTTCTTTGAATTTCATAAAAATCCATATTTGCAGAATTTATCCAAAAAGTTGATCCTGCTATATTATTAAGTACGTCATGACTAGGCATATTGAGCCTCTTGCAGGAATCGAACCTGCGCCATCCGCTTACAAGGCGGAAGCACTGCCACTATGCTAAAGAGGCATTGTATTTTTATCATTCCAATATCTTGAACACTACTTGGCATGGATCTCCACCTTCGTCCCACTCCTGTGCTTCTTCTGGGGTCATATAAGGATCTCCATCATGCGTATTACAAAATGGTTCTGTTATCCATCCCCGATCAATTCCATTATTAAGCCATATATCAAATTCTAATTCTTCTGTTTTATCTATAGACATATATATCCTTAAATACTAACTGTATCAATTGGGCCGAGACATGATGTAGAAAATTTAATAGCAGATTGAACTGCATTGATAGATCTTTTACGAGCATCTTTTTGATTTTCTGTAGCGTGTAAATGTCCCAATGCATATTGCATTCCAGATCCCATTACTAAATAATCTCCAGTATATTGTGTTAAAGACATATCTGCAGCACTATGTTCAAAGATTTTTCCTTTAACGCAAATAATCATTCCAAAATCAGAATCTTTTGATACATCTACCCACCACTCATTATAAAAATCACGAAGTTCTTTAATAAATTTAGTGTACATAAATTTTTCAATATTATTTCCAGTTGGCACTGATGGTTTAAAATTATGTTTTATTCTATCGCCATCCATAGTTCCTGCATATCCAAATAGATATGGGCCTTGCTGCCAAACTTTTGACGTGGCACACTGAAGTATGATATCATCGTCAGACACGCCTCTTTCGCCAGACATATAGATCTTTTCATCTTTACGAACAACGGCAATACAGGTCACAAAAGAACCCCTTTACTAGTAGATACATTAATTGTACCACCTAAAGGGGTCCTATGTCAAAGAAGGTCTTTGTCCTTATTTAGCCTTTTTGTCCACTGAAGAAAATGCTGCATTGATCTCTTCAATCGTGAGTTTGCCATCGTCAAGAAACCCTCTAGCCAGTCTCTCAACTACTGTTGCAACTCCTAACGTTCCAGCCAAGATAACAGCCTTTGCTGTGCTAATTCCTACTACTGCTCCAGCACCTATTACAGATAGTCCTGATGCTGCAAATACCGCAACAATTCGCATAAAAATATTATTTATGCTTGCAATTGCTCCTGATCCGACTTGGGTAGCCTCTTCAACTTGCTTTGTTCTTGCCATCTTTATTCCTTTCTATTTCTGATCGGACTTGTAATTATCCAAAGAGCAGTTGTTGCCATGATTCCATAACCAACAATAGTCTTTGCACTTCCGTCCAGAACAACCCAAGCAATAAACATACCGAGAAGGGTCCATGCTTGGTCTACCATATCTTTTAGGATATTTTTTATTATTCTTACCATCTTCTTCCTCCTCTTGAACCTGGTGAATTGGCTCCTCCGCCTCCGCCAGAACTTCCTCCGCTAGTAGAGCCACCTGTGGCTCCTCCTGTTGCTACTGCTGCTGCGTTAATTGCAGCACCTGTTGCTACAACTGTTGCTACAACCATATCTGTTGCTTCTTCTCTTTCTTCTTCAGTCATGTCAGCACCAATACTTCCAATTGCTGCAAGTGCTGCTCCTGGATCTGTAAATATTGCTTCTACCAATGCACCTGGATCTTCAACTAATTCAATATTTGCAGCAACTTCTGCAGTAATAACTAATGCATTTCCATTCTCATCTGTACGAACTTCAATTGGTGTTTCAGGTGGTAGGTCTGCATATGAAACTCCAGATGCCTGAACTTGTTCTGCTGATATTGATTCTCCAGGTTTAAGGTTTTCAATTAATGCCTCAACAAGAATTTCTTTTTGTTCTTCAGTTAATTCTTTTCCATCTTTTGCCTCTTCAAGTATTTCTTTTAATTCTTCTTCGGCAGCCTTTTCTTCTTCTGCCTCAATAGCCTCTGCTTCTGCAATTTCCGCTAACTCTTCTGCAATTTCTGCTTCTTCTTCTGCTATGGCTGCCTCCGCTTCTGCTTTAGCATTTTCTATTTCTTGTTCCATAGCCTCTTGTTCAGCAACAATTCTATCTGCTTCTGCTTGAGCATTTGCTTCTTCTTGTGCATCTGCTTCTTCTTGTGCAATACGGTCTGCCTCTGCCTGTGCTTCTGCTCTTATCTGTGCCTCTATTGCTTCAAGTTCTGCTGCTATACGATCTGCCTCTGCATTTGCATCAATCTCTGCCTGTATCCTTGCTGCCTCTTCAGCCATTTCTGCTGCTTCTTCTGCTAATTTTGCAGCAAGTTCTGCTGCTATTCTATTTGCTTCTGCATTGGCTGCAGCAAGGGCTGCAAGTCTGTTTGCTTCCGCTTGTGCTGCGGCTGCTTGTTCTGCAATCATTGCTGCTGCTTCAGCCTGTATCCTTGCTGCCTCTGCTTGTTGTGCTGCTGCTTGGGCTGCAACTTGTGCTGCAATTTCTGCTTCAGTTGGTCCAGTTGGTACTGTTACTGTTGATGTTTCGCTAGGCGAAGGCGTTGTTACGGTTGTTGTTTCTGTAGGAATTGTAACCGTTGTAGTTTCGCTGGGTGTTGTTACAGTTGTTGTTTCGGGTGTAGGTGTAGGTTCTGGAGCAGGGGCCACATATGTAGAACCAGTAACAACATTTGAATTTGCAGAGTAAAGGGCAAATGTATCGTTGTCTGATCTAATATGAAATGACCAGACTGTTCCTGCTGGCATAAGTCCATCTAGCAAGGAATGATCAATTGTTATTGTTGTATTTAAAGAATTTGGTCCGCCAACATTTCCAGTAGGAATTCCCCAGCCATTGCACCCAGTACAATTAAAACTAATTGCATATCTTTCTGGCTGAGTGTTTCCAGTGTCTGGTGCTTCCCAGGATAAAACTATTGCAGTACCACTGTCAGTCAATACAAGGTTTCTTGGAGGTCCTATTGTTTTTACTACTGGGGCTGCCTGCGAAGTAAATGCTGATGCTGGAATAATATCCATAGATCCAGATTGATCCCAATGAAGGAATACATTTGCTCCCCCGCCATTTTCATAGTACATCAATTCTATAGTTTTTGGAACTCCTGCTGTAAAAGAAACTGGAGCACTTGTAGTTCCTCCACCACCTTTATCAACCCAATCATTTGTTATTAAAGTTCCATCAAGATATAGTTTAGTTCCATCATCTGCTGTTGCTAAAAATGATATTTCTTGGGTGGTGTTGCTAAGTATTGATCCTGTAAATCTTACAATGACATCTTCTGAAGGTCCTCCAAGAACACTTCCACTACCCCATTGAAAATTAATATTGGGCACAGTTGTTATTAAAGTTGGAGACATTCCTTGTGGTATAGAGGGAGAACCATTTTGACCTTGCACACTATAGACTTCTGCAGTTAAACCTTCTGTTGCATGGGCTTTGTCTGAGTGCCCGAAAAATAAAGACCCGACGACAAGGCCTAAAACAATTAAGAATCTAAGTGATTTTTTCAGTTTCCCTTCTCCTAGGTCAACACTGTTGACTACTATATTATAACATTATATTAAAAAGTGAGCAGTTTATAGACAACTACTCAGGTCTATCGTTCACGGGTATTAGCCTAACGACTCTCATATAGAGCATCCGTATTAAATATAGCCGATCAATGTTTCATAATCTCTATAACTATATATTATACGGAATTATTTAATCTTTATAGATTTTGGTTTCTTTTCTTCTGGAACATTACGTGTAACTTGAATGTTTAACATTCCATCAGTTAGATCAGCAGTTGTTACTTCCATATATTCACCAAGAGCAAATGAACGAGTAAACTTACGAGCAGCGATTCCTTTATGTAATACTTCTGCATCAGTTACTGTTGCTTGTTCCCCCTTGATGATTAATGTTCCTTTATCTACCGCAATATCAAGGCTTTCTTTGCTAAACCCTGCTACTGCTAGAGTAATAATATAATTATCATCATCTAGTTTAAGTAGATCATATGGTGGAAATCCACCTGCATTAATTGAATGTGCTTGATTTAATCTATCTAATTCTCGATTAAATCCAATAAAAAAAGGATCTTTAAAAAGATCCATAGCGAACGTTGTTACCATTTCTTTCTCCTTTTCAGCGAGTTAATTTATATCCCCGTTAGGCAGATACTATATTATTATAACACAAAAGGCAGGGAACTTATGTTACCCTGCCCTAAGTGTTGGACTATTTACTTCTTTTTTGCTATTGATACTTTTAGTGTTGCCACTGCCTTGCTCAAAGCGCTAACAGACTTCATCAAAGATGCGATCTGTGTAGTCAATGAATCGATCAAGGTTGCGACTGAGGCTTGTAGCACAGTTACCTGTGTTGCAAGAGCCTTAACTGCTGCGTTTGCAGTTGCTACGTCAGTCTTAACAGAGGCTACTGAATCAATAACGTTAACTGCTGGAAGAGATACAGTTGCAATTGCAGTGCTCTCTCCTTTAGCAAAACCAGTTACTGGAGTGTCTGCTATATCTGCTGACTGTGCAATAGTTACAAGAGATGCAATGATTCCAGCATCTGCAAGTTTTCCATCAAAGGATTGTAATATTGCAGAGGCATTTCCATTAGCATCAGTTACTGCTGAAGTTGAAGTTACTCCGTTGCCAAAGATTCCCTTAGAATCAACTGCAAAGTTAACACTAATTCCTTTAACTGGATTTCCCCAACCATCTTTAACAGTTGCAGTTACTTTTCCACTAGCAGTTGTTAATGTAATGTTTCTTGCTGTTGTTGCAACTGCATCATTAACCGTAAAGGTTGCAGTTTGTGTCAATCCTCCACCAACAACAGTTACTGTTGCAAGTCCAGGTTTGGTTCCAATTGCTGTAAATTCTTGTCCGCTTCCGATAGTAACAGTCTTCAAATCTCCTGTTAATGGACGAACAGTAGGTGCAGAAGTTCTAAGAACAACTCCTTCAGATGCAGTAACAACAAGTGCTACTCCAGAGACAGAAGTTCCTGAAGCATTCTTTAATGATGTTGCAATAGTTACTGCAGATGCAGTTCCTGCTGTTGTTGCTTGAACATCTTTTAATACTTTAACAGTCTCTGTGCTTCCACCAGTTAGTGTTAGTGATGCATATGATCCCGTTGCGGAATAGGTAACTGTAAGAACATTTGCAGATGTTAGCAGACCAGTTGAAGTTCCTGGAGCAGTAACCTGAATGGTCAATGCATCAACAAAGTTTGTTGTTGATGTGCTTGAATCTTTAAATGTAATTGTTGCATCTCCATTGATATCAGTAACTGAGGTTGCAATTGTTGTTCCAAAGTTTCTGCTTGAAGAAGACAATGTTCCAGTAACAAAATAATATTGCTGAGGAGTGTCAAAGTTATTCTTTACATTAATCTTAAGGCTTGTGGTATCTCCACTCTTAACTACAGAGTTTGTAATTGATGCACTTAATAATGATGTAGAAATTCCAGTTGTTCCTAATGCACCCTGAGAAACTGAAGGAGCAGTATAGGTTACTGTAACAACAGAGTTTCCTGTTGCTAGAGCAACTGTAATTGTGAATGATCCACTAGCAGTAGTAGCAGAAGTAACGTATGTTCCAATTCCATTAGTTCCAATAACTACTGGATATGTTCCATTTGTAATTCCAGCAACGCTAGAAGATGTAATCTTAGCATTAACAATCGATCCTGCTGTTCCGCTAATGGACCAACCAAGTGTTGATGCAGAAGAGGTACTAGCAAAATATGTTGTTGATGTTGGTGTCTCAATTGCAACTGGAGCAACATACTTAACTGTAGATGTTGAAACTCCGATGGCACTTGAAAGAGCAACCTTTGTTGCAGTTGCTACTGGATTTGTTGTAAATGTTACGATTTTGGCAACTGATGGAGTTAAAATTCCACCTAAGTTAAATGTAAGAGTAGAACTTGTTGAACCAGTGTGCTTAGCATGAAGATCATATGATCCTGTTGATGCTGTAAGTGAGTCTGTTGACTCTAAGAATGTGTTTGTTGTTGGTGTTCCAGATCGGGAAGCGGTTGTTAAAACACTTCCTGGAGCAGTTAACTTACCTTTTGTTACAGTTAACGTTTCTGTTGATCCAACTGCAATAGTTGAAGAAACTGTAATTCTTTCTAGAGAATTACGAAGTAGTGTTGGAATACCATTGGTATCTTTAAGTGTAATTCCAAGATCGACTGAAACATCTCCTGCTGTTACTAAAGAAGAAGAACTTGTTTCTAATGAAACTGGAGTTCCTCCAACCTTAACATCTGCGGTAAAGTAAGCCTCTCCACCATCAATGGTTGAGTTTCCGCCAATTGTGTTTCCCACGTTGTCAATCCATAATAAAATTTTATAAGTTCCTGGAGTTCTAAATGCGTTTGACAAAACGCTTACAGAATCAACTGTAACTGTTTCATCACTTCCGCCTAGAACAACAGTTGCTGCAGTGTTGTTTGATAAAGTTGCAAGAGCCACAAGAGTGTCTCCAACTGTAATTTGAGTTGTTGCATCTACTGTTGCTGGTGTTGGATTTGAAATAATGCGACCACGAACAGTTACTGTTTCGCTTGCTCCAGATGTATCTGAAAGAGCAATCATTGAAACAGAGACCTTGTTATCTGCTGCAGTTGCTGATGCAACGCCATTAGATAATGATGATGAACGGTTTGGAACGGTATCTACTGATAGAATTCCAGTAATTGCTGCATTGGCTGGGGCTGATGTAATTACAGACACTCCAGACAGGGCAAGCGCACTAACTGCTGTAACAGCAATCTTTTTAAATAAGTTCATTTTTCTCCTATAAGTTAACATGATTTTAGCCTTTATGACTATACCTTATTATAGCAGATATATAAGAACTGCGTCAAACTGACTATAATAAATTAAACTTTCCCAAAAACTCTTCTACATCTTTTGGCATCTGCATATTACGTCTTTCTTCTCTTTCTTGAAATTCTTGTCTATTTCTTTCTTTTGCAGCACTGCCCCAAGTGTGTACATCAATTTCTAAGTTTAAATCTTTTTGTGTGTGTGCAATTGCTCCATAGACTGCACCACAAACAGCATCTGCTAAATCTTTAGATGACTTACGTGGGTGGTCCACTCTGTTACCTTTCATAATTTTTAACTCAGAAAGTTCCTGAAGCAATAAATCAATTTGTGGCATTGCAATTCTTTCTTCATAAACCATCATTGCTAAATCTTCATAATGTTTTTTAGCAACTGAAACTGTATCTGTATTTATTCCAACAGCCTTAAGTTCATTTTGAATATCAAACGATTGCCATCTATCAAAGGATACAATACCAATGTTAAATCCTTGCCTTCTTAGATTAATGATCCATTGTTTTACTTCAGATAAATTTACTGGTCCCTCGATTTTTGGCTCCCACCATGCAACAGCATCTACAACAACAACTGGTGCAACCTGTTCATAGTCTTTAATAACTTGAATGTTAACCCATTTATCAACGTGTGCAATAGCAACAGCACACTTATCATGCTTCTGTGCAAGGTCTGCGTGTATATAATATGTTTTGTCTGGGTCTGGTTTAAAAGATTCATCAAACCTTCTATTAGAATCTAATGGGTTTCTTAGGGTCATACACTTAACTAACTTATCTTTTTGTTTAAAAAACGCATCTGATGAAAATGTTGGGATACATGCAAAACGCATCATTGCATCACCTAAGTCTGTATAGAACGCATGTTTAAAATCTTCAATACTTCTTGTTGGGTTTACTTCCCATGTTGGTCTTTTTAATGCTAAGATTCCAGGAAACTTATATGAAATAATATAATCTTCATCCCAGGAAATTTCAAATGAATTGTCTGGAGTATCTCCTAGTTCTGGATTTAAAATAAACTTGTGGGTTTTTTCAACAACTTCTTTTTCAGCAATTACGCTATCATATTTTTCCGATATAAAGTCTCCTGGATATCTTGGAAAAGAAAGCAATACAACCTTTCCAAGATCTGGAAAACGAGAGTCTACGGAACCACGAAAGGCTTTATAAATGTTTTCTGCAGTCTTTCCTTGTTCATTACCAGTTCCAACTTCAGAAGCAAATCCAGAAATTTCATCAAGTACTGCAAGTAATAAGTTTAAACCTTCATGTGATTCTCGTTCTGAGTGTCCAGAATAAACTGTTATGG